TAACTACATAACCCCAAATTTTACCAATGTTAGCACCTCGATCATTTAGTTTAATCCTCATCATCTCAGAATACTCATGCAAGATAGTAGCAAGTTTAATTATTTCTGCATTCTTTTCTGTAATCACAGGTTTAATCCCTGTGTCGGCTTCTGCTTTAGTTGGCTTTTGTGCTAACTCATACATAGTTCTAACAATTCTTAATTGCATAGGCTCATCAGCTTTAGCAAATAAAGTTTCTACATTGTTGTCAGCTAATTGCTTCATTAATCCATTAATAGCTTGATTAATTGATGCATGTTGTTGTACTGCTACTGAAGCTCTTGCTCCTGCTTTCTGTTCATTAGATCCTACTAATATAGAAGTTAAACCTTCTTGTGGATTATCAGGAAACTCTCTTAATACATAATCAACTAATTCTCTACCTTTGATTTCATCTTCAATAGCATTTCGTTTATTAATCTTTCTTTGCAATATAATCTGTGACTGTACATCTTTAGCAACTACATCTACATTAATCTCATCAATACTATTAAGTTTTAACTCTGATTGAGCAATCTTAATTGCATTCATTATTTCGTCTTTTTCAACAAACCCAATAGAAGATTTGTCTAGCATTCCTTGTAATCTTACTAAACAGGTATTCTTTTTAGCCATAGTTATCTTCCATTCATACAGTTAATTGCATCTACAATTGCTTCATTTAAATCTTTTGGGTTAGCATTAGCTTGATCTAATTCATCTGTAACTTTTGTAATTTCTTTTCTATCTTGATCAAATCGTAAATCTGCTGTCTTTTCTCTTTGCTCTTCTAATCTTGCAGATAAACTATCTAACTCTGTATCTAAATCTACATCTTCTTTATTGACTGTATTCTTTTCAACTGTGTTTAAATCTTTTTGAGGTATTTCATTTTGTGTCTGAACTTTTGTATTGCTTGGCCCAGGCATGTCTGATGATTGTTTAAGTGTTTCATTTGAATTTACAATAGGAGCAACATCAACAGGCTCTTCTAACAACAAATCATTAACTGATTTTCTTAACAATAGCTCTCTTGTTTGAGGATCTGTTTTTTGTAAATCTCTCATAATTGCAGAATCTTCAGGATAATAAGCTTTGTAAAGATTAATCTCTATATCTCTGGAATTTTCTATTCCAACTTTTTCTCTACCTTCTCTTATTTTATTTCTTAGTTTTCTAGTAGTGTAAATGTCTTTTAACTTACCACCTCCAACATGCAGTCCACCACCCATGATAGAACCAAAAGTAACATTTAAAAAACTATCTGCTAATCCATAATCAGCTTGTATTTCACTTGCTGCATATCCAATAAATGGCTCAACTAATGCTGCACCGACAGCACCTTCTACTGCGCCTCTTACTGCTCTTGCCCTACCAAATCCTTGGCGTGCTACCAAACTTGCAAACCTAGCTTGTCCAAACACAGGAATAAATGCAGATGCTACATTAATAGGATCAAGCATACTAACACCTAAACCTACACCAAACTTAGCTGCTCCTACTCCAAATCCTTTTGGGCCTCTATTAATAATATCTTGCCTTGCTCTTTCTAATTTCTTTTCTTCTACCATAATATCAACAACAGATTGATATTCATCTTCTTCAAAGAATAACCCTAAGTTAGAATACTCTTTGTTTAAATCGTCTCTTGGAACTAAAGGACTTTCTTTCTTTTGTTCTGCTGTACGCAATTCACCTAAAGTAGATAAAGATGATAAAGGATTTCTTGCCCAAGTTTCTGATGCAACTGCACCCATAGTGTCAGCAAAAGAAGTTTCATAGTAATCGTATCCAACTTCTTTACCGCCATCAAAGGTATTTAATCCAAACCCTATTTGAGCCATACTATATTATCTTCCTATTAAAATGGATCTGGCGTTGGATTAAACATATCAAATTTAGCTTTTGAAGTATCCAACACTACATTAGTATTAGGTAAGATGTAACTTAAATCATTAAATTTAAAACTTAACAATTGTCCTTGATCATTTTCTATTGGTGTAAATCCTACTGATGGTAAAACAATGCCGTACACTAAAGAAGTTCCATCAGCACTATTACGCCATACACCATTCTCAATCATCTGATTTCTCATTTCTTCATTATATTCTTCATCAGTAATGTCTGGATTATCTGATCTAAAAGCAACAGGATTAAAATCTTGTAAGTAATGGTCTTTAATTAAACTAGCTTTTGCTGCAATCTGCTCTGGGTTTGTTGGATTACCATTATAGATATTAGGTATGTAATAATCATTTTCTAAAGTAAAGGCGTTGTTTACTAAATCTGCCGCAGCCTCTGCTCCATCACTTGCATCATATCCAGGGTTTGTTTGCATTTCTTGAAGAGCAAGGTAAGTTAAGGTATCTGTAATAGTTTCTAATTTTTTAGTTGCTACAGTCGTATTAAAATTACTACCAATCATAACTACTTCTTCAAAATCTTCTAATTCATCTCTTACCATAACCCTAATAGCTTGATAGCTTGTTTCGTTATCTTTAGCAAATGCTTTTAAATCATCTCGTTTTTCTTTGCTATCGAAGCTAATTAACTTTTCAGTTAATACAGGATTACCAAAGTAAGATGATAGCTCTGCTGTTGATGGCAATCCACCATTAACTAATTGCATTAATGCTTGTGAGTTACTATCTCCAAATCCTTTATCTATTGTTTGTAATAAAGCAACTCTTGTTGCTCCATCGCCATTCATGTACGCACTAACAAATCCACTCACTTCTGATTTAGTCATAATATTTGCAGTATATTGTGCTTCACTTAATCCATACAATGGCCCATATGTGCCTAATTGTTCTTGTCTTGTTTGTACTTGCTCTATCAATTGATCAGGATTAGAAAAATCTAAAGTCTCACTTACCCCTGCTCTTTTAATCATAGTGCCTACAGGATCATTTTTAAAAGCACTATTAATATTACTTACATATCTATTAAGTAAATCAAATGTTCCTAACTCTTCTGGAGTTTTTACTTTAGTAGTATCCATCATGTCTTGTTGCGCAGCATTTAAACTAGCTACTAACTCAACATATGGAGTTGCGTTATAAGTTTCAATATTATCAGAAAACTTTTGTAATGTTTGCCACGCAGTGTATTCGCTTGAGTCTACATCAATATCTTTATTAATTTTATCTACTAACTGTTGAGGAATAGGTTGAAAAGTGTCTATGTAAACTTTGCTTTCTTTCACATTCTCCCTAACTTTTCTTTGTATTTCTGCTAACCCTGAGTTTTGAACAGTTAAAGCATTAGATATTTTTCTTTGAAATACATCTTGATCTACAATATTCTTATTATTGTAATATTCACCTACATTTGTTTTATCTTTAGAAAGCTCTGTTAATACTTCAGCAAGATTGTTACCTTTGTATTTAATAGCAATATCTTCTGCTACATGCATATCTTCTGTTTCATTTAAATCTTTTTTCATTTGCTCGGTTAATTCAAGCTGTTGTCTACTCATACTTAATGATGTATCAATAGCAATTTTTTCTATAGTATCTTTGTATATTCTTTTTTGCTCGTCTGTTGCATCAGGATAAGCTTTTAAGTATCTATTATAATCATCATTGTTTTGTTGAATAGTTGTAATAGCATCAGCATAGGCTTTCTTTTCTTTTAATCCTTTAAATATTTGATCTCCCTGTATATATGCATTTCTAGCAGAAAGAGTTGCTTTCGACCCAAAAGCCGCAGCCATCTCTGGATCAATTTTTGAAAAGAATTCTACTTGTGCTTTAATAGGCTCTGATAATTTAAACAACAATGCTTCAGAATCATGAATTTGACCTAGCCTTACTTGTTCTAATAAATCACTATTATGTTTTGCTAGAGTAATATTTAATTCACCTGCTACTTGCTGACCTAACATTTTAGTCATGGCTTCGTTGTAAGCAGTACCGCCTTGTAAATATTTAGTGACTGGATTATCGCCTGTTGCTCTTGCAACATCAATTTGTGATTTAGTAATTGGATTTCTTATAGCATCTTCAATTGCTTGGTCAGTAGCATACTGAATACCTTGTTGTCTAAAGTCTTGAGTAACGCCTGATAAAAATTTATTAATACGCTCGCCAGTTGCAACTTCTTGTTTAGTGACAACATCTGTTAATTGAGCCATGCCTTCGTAATTAAAGCCAGCTGTTTTTTCGTATTTAGGTAATTTTTTAGCCATTATGCTGTCCTTGTTTCTGCGAATATTTTTGCTGCGCTACCAAGATAACCTAACGCCTCTACTTTAGATCCACGAACTGCTGACTCTCCAGCTTGTGCTAATAATGATGCTTCTGCATTTGCAAAGCCTATGCTAGTTGATTCATTAAATTCTGCCATTTGCATTTCACGAATATACTCTTTTTCGTTTTCGCTCATAATTAATTTAACAGAGCCATCTAATCCATTAACTCCTCCAGCATATCCTGCTGCAAGTGCTGATGCATTAATTGCTCTTAATCTTTGCAATCTATCCCTAGAATCTTCTATTCTATTTAATCGATCTACCTCTGCTTGTGCTAATACTTGTGTAGCCTGTAAGTCATATGAGCTTTGTAATGTTTGCCCTGTATTATATGCATTGTAAGCTTGCGCTCCTGATGAAAGAGAACTTATAACTCCTGCATATGGAGCAATTGTATTAGCAATACTTCCAATAGTCCCCATTAGACCACCACCTACAGAAATTCCTTGGCTTGCAGTTAATAATGTAGGTACATAACTTACATACGCGGTTGTTGCTGCTGTTGCCGCAGTCGTTGCTGCAAATGAAGTCATTGTTGGCGTTAATGTTGATGCTGCTACTGCTGTTCCCATACCCTATGTTCCTTGATAAACAGATATTTTATATTCTAAACCCAATAAAGTCAGCTTTAATGGCGCACTTTGTGTTACTGTAATTTGTCCATTATTGTTATACCCAAGTATACCATGTAAGACCTTTGTTCCTGTAAACTCTGCCACTGCTGTATCTAACGCACCAGATCCTAAATTTCTTATTGGAACTAAATTACCATTAATTACTATATTTTGTGTTTCGTACAACAAAGCATTAACTTCTACTATTCGTTTTTTAAATCCTATTCTTGTGCCTGATTGCATCTTAGTTTCTAATGGCATTGTTTTAATTTCAACATCTATAGGTAATCCACACTCTGAGCTTGCAGTTGGTGGGTTAGTAAAAGTTACTGTGCCTCCTCCTGGTACTGTTTGATTTAACTCTACATAACCATCAGAAATACAATTAACTGTTGCTCCTTCTAAATGAGCCATATTTGCTGTAGCTGATGTAGTGCCTATTACGCCACAATCAGTTAAAGAATCATCATCAAATACCTCTACATAATATTTGTCTGATCCACTATCTGTTCTTTTAGTCACTACATATATATCTGTAATGTCTACGCCTACATCTAGGAATGATCCTGTTGTTGTAAACTCTGATGGCGCAATAACATTTTGCGCTCTAGGCAATGAATAAGCCGTTATACTTCCATCATCTGCATTTGTAATAAGTAACAAATCATTTTCATCAGTAGCTACTGCACGCCTAATATCCATGCTTGTAGGATTTTTTAATAAATGTCCACTTAACAATGATATTTTAGATGTAATATATGATAGTGTTGTATCAGAGTAAGATATTTCTGACAAAGCTTTACCTTGTCTTTGCATAAATAAAATGCCTGACTCTAACTGTTGTACTCGTATACCTTCTTTAGAACCATTACGAGACGTGGTTGATAAGAAAAAGCTAGATGGTGTTATAGCTGCTATGTTATCTTGAAGGACAGCAAACTCACCACCAGTTGTAAAAATTTGTAGATCCCTACCAGAGATAATATCCGTAATAGCATTAAAAGTATTGGTATCCAAGGTGGCTTCAACTGCATCGTCATCTAGTCCTTCTATTGGCTCAAAGTCAAAAAATAAAGCAACTTTAGACCCCCATATTGTTGATGGTCTTGACCTACTACCACCAAAATATAGTCGTCCTTGATGAAATGTAACTGTCCTAGGCCATCCCTTAGAAACTGACCAAACATTTTCATAACCTGTTTCTAGTTCCCAATCAGCATTAGCAATCTGCGATGTATCAAAAAATGGAAACTCTGTTACGACATTAACTGTTGTACCTGTTGTAACCTCAACAATTCTTGCACGACCTTGTGGAGTAACATTAATATATTGCCCAACATGAGCTGATGTAAATATAGAATGTTGAGAAGTTAAAGTTACCTTTCCTGAAACATCACTTGGTGTTAAATGACCAGCAGCACTCGTATTAAATATAACAATAGTAAATGCATAGTTTGGAATAGAATCAAAAGTAATATTACTTACAGTCCAGTCTGTGTCTGATGCGCCACGAACTATTTTTACTGGATTATAATCTTCATGTACAACAATTAATGTATCAGCCGATTGTGTCCAACACATTTTATCTAACATAGCACTAGGAATGCCTGTACTTGATTCCGTATGGACTAATGCTTTGTTTTTGTAAACAAACATAGTGTCATCTGTAAAACACAACATATAGCTATCATCTACAGAAAACTCAAAGTGTACTAATCTAAAACCATTAGCTGGACTGCCAGTTAATTCATTTATAAATTTAGTGCCAGGTCTACGAGTAACGCCACCTTGTGGCTGACATATAATATTTTTTGCTGACTCTAATGCGTTGTTGTAAGCATCTATATCAACTCTAGCTCTGATAAGAGGATCTAACTCTCCAGAAGTAAAGTTTGTTTGCATGCTAACAAAGCGTGCCATTAGTACCTCACATCAATAAGTGTAAAGTCTTGTATTCCGTTTGTTGGTTGGCCTTGCCCATCTATGTTCATAGCTTGGCGCATGTAACCACCACGACCATTTTCTGATGGAGAACCTTGTGCTACTGATCTCCAGTAATCAGTTTTTTCTATTTGGTCTGTAATAGGCATAGCTAAATGCCATGCTAATTGATACTTCATGTTTTGCACAAAGTAATGTGGCATTTCATATTCTTCTACTGCATATTGATAATCAACATACACTTCTTCATAGTTAGATAACAACTTACCACCAACTAATCTATATTCTCTTTGTGGTACTGCACCTTCCTGATTGCTAATAAACACTTTTCTTGGTGTACCTATCATGTCAGAAGGTAATGCATATTCATATTTGTATTCAGTTGTAGGCGTAGTAATTAATCTAGCTAACTGAACTTTCTTGAATGAAAAAGACCAAGGATAACTTGCTAAAGTCTTAATCTTAATATCTTTGTATAAACTATCGCATATGTTAGCCTCGTCCGTACCTTCAGTGAACGATGATATAGGACTTGCTCCAAGCATTAATAATGCATCAGAACAAATTGATAATGAGGTGTCTCCAGATGCCATTTATATTCTCCAATTGTACAAATAGGCGAGAGCCGAAACCCTCACCTTTTTGTATTTAAACTACAACTAGGCTACAGAAATATCTGTGCCAGCTGACACATCAACAACGCCTGCCGCTGTGTTAGTTATTACGATGTGTAATGATGCTGCTGGTGTAGCAGTATCATAAATCATTACTAAATCACCCACTTTAAGCACGCTTGATGCATCGTTAAAATAACCAGAAGCTGCTACTGTTGCTTTAGCATCTGCTGATTTGTAAGTCCACATTTGAGGAGCATCACCAGCTTTTGACTGTGCGCCAGCTGGGCTTAGTCCGTCTATGTTATAAGCCATTTTTATATCTCCTTAAATTATGATTCGTCTGCTTGAACTTCAACAATACCTTCGCCATCAATAGCAACTGAGCAAGCTGATAGCATTGCGTTTACTAAGTGTGATGTTTTTTCAGGTACATAGTTGATTTCAGTTTTAGGGCCGATGCCTTCGCCATAACCAATAGCAGTCTTATGGAATGCTAGGCAAGAACGAATACTTGAACCATCGATAGAAAGACCACCTTCAGTACGATCACCTAATGTGTGGAATTTAAATCCTAGGAATGTATCAAGCTCTCCAGATACTAACGCACGAACTGTGTTGAAATCAGCGGATGTTACTGCTGTTTCTGATAGTAAGTTTGCTAGGTTGTTCGCATGAATAATCATGTGTCTGTCCTCTGCTGGTACATTGTTAGTGTCCATTGTTTTCTTTGCATCACGAAGTTTAGCAACTGTTAAGTTTGCAGAGCCATGAGCTACTGTAGAACCTTTACCTGCTAAAAGAGCATCAAGAATAAGTTGATCTTGACGGCGACCAATAGCGTTCGCTACAACTTGAACTAGCTCTTGTCTTTCTTCAAAATTAACTTTTTGTTGCATAAAGATGTCTGAATACTCAGCTGCGTTCCAATCTTGCATAGTCGCAGTAACTTGTGAAAAGTCAGTATTGAGTGGTGTAACATCTGTTTGTGGTACACGAAGTGTAGCCACGCCTTTCCCAACTTTTGGGAATTTAACTAAATTGCCTTCAACGCCTCGTCTTTGTCTTGTAGCTCCTACAAGTGCAGCTTTACCTTGGTAAGCCTGTTTAACTTCGGCATCAAAGAGCGTTACATATGCTGGGGATAATCCGATAGACATATATATTCTCCTTAGAAATTAATAAATAAAAAAATTAATCGCTTTGGTATGCCAGAAGTCTGGGCCTGTGCTTGCTAATTACGATAGCCATACGACAAGGTTACTTGCGTTTAAGGGTTGTATTACGAGTGAATACAATAAGCCTTAACTGTAAAGTAGCATACAATCAAGGCTATTGCAATAAATATTAACCGAAGTTTTGTGAAAAAGCTTTTTCTACTTTGGCTCTGTATACAGGATCAGTTTGATATTTTTCATCTCCGACCATAGCGTATAGTTCTTCTTTTGATGGCGCACCATCTATTGGGGCAGTTTCTATAGGAATACGACCTTCATAAGATGCTCTAACTTTTTCTAAAGCTGCGAGTCCTCTTGCCGTACCTCCCATTACTTTGAACTCTTCAAAGTCGTCTTTTCCCCACACACCTTTTTGGACTAATCCAGCACCCCATTTAACCATGCCATTAATTCTAGCATCAGCGTTAGGGCCGAGTTGTCTTTTTTCTTCTTCTAAATTAACTTGGTATTCTTCTGTAGCATTTTGATTCATTCCAACAACTTCACT